TATGACAATGATACGATATAACACAGCCAGGGAATACCTGGACGATGAGAATATAACAAGCTCTAAGCAGATAGCCTGGAACACTATAGAAACTGAGGAACTCAGCAACGGTGGCCAATGCTATGAATACTTAGAGGATGTCCCAGAGGATGACCCTAGAACGTTTACATTTATGAGACGTAGCCTGGGACTGAATCACGATGACGTAGCAAAGGTAATGAATCTCTGGCAACTGAATCAGAAGTTCCCTGACTAGAGCTAAGAGCCTTATAAATAGCCCCATTAATTTGGGGCTTTTTTTTGCTTGACTTTTCTTTTACTTTCATATTAAACTAAAAGCATATTAACTATTGGAGAATAGATATATGAAAAATGACGATTTGTATTTAGATAAATATTCTGCTGAAGAACGGAATATTATTATGAAAGTATACGGTATCACTATCGGACTATATGAGTGTAGATACTGGATTGATTGCGAAGAAGAGCATAATTATCTTACTGAGCATGATATAAAAGAAGGTAATGTTGCTTCATTTAATATGATGCATTACACAATATCAGAATACGTAGCTGAATTAATTGAGGAGATGTTCTCATTTGCTATAAGCTATGATAAATATACTGGTAACATGGACGATATTGTAAAAAGTAATATCTGCCCTTTTCAAGCAAGAAAAGATATAAAAAATAATCTTTTTAAGTTTGTAAGTGAGCCTGAGTATCAGAGATGGAGCAAAGGCTGGGATGAAGGACAATATCTTGACCCTGACAGCCTGATACATTACCTGGAGCAGACTTCAGACCACGGCCTGGACATTGACCAGGTATCAAAGATATTTAAAATAGGAGAGTATGCCTGGGAACGTGAGGCAACTAAGGAGGAGATAAAAGAATATTATAATAGTTAGTAAGTAACCACTACCACTTTAAGCCCCTTAATTGGGGCTTTTTTGTGCCTGGAATATCAGATGTGAAATAGTTAAATACTGTCCAGGGTCAGTTCTTATCTGTCAAAAAGTCCTGATTCAATTACTAATATTCCAATAAAACATAATGTTAATATGCTCATTCCAATTCCAGCAATTAAAATATCTGCTTCCATATATTTGCTCCTATATAATTTATATAGACTGTATAGTATCATAAATATTTAATAGAATAAATATATTTTTTTATATTTCTTTATAATTATTTTATAAAAACTACTTGACATTATAAAGTTTATTGTTCTATATTCTATAAAGACTATATAAACGGAGAATAAATATGGCATATAAATTTAAAAAAGAAATTACGTTTCCAGACTTTCATCAGACAGTCAACGTAGATAAAATCAAATCATTCTCACTCAAAGAACTCAATGCATTAGATAGGTTGTTGGACGGTAAGGCCAGCAAGAAAGACTATGCAGTCTTAACAAAGGCAGGGGGTCAGAGTGGCAAATAAAGTTAAAACAGTAGAAGCTAATTATACCCAATCAATCCAGCACGATATATCCCATCTTGATATTGACTACGATGAGATACAACATCATTGGTGTAAATACGGCACACTTGTTATAGAAATGAAAGACGGCACGACACATGAGGTTGACAACGGACATTACCTTGACGTAGATTTTAAATGGCCAGAAGAATTAAGATTCTACAATAAGGACGATGAAGATATAACAGAAGACCAGGACGGTAACGGATGAGCCACGAAGGACACACAAGATTTTTAGAGGACAGGCTTGAGCTAGTGCAAGAAAGCCTTAGACATATACCAGGACTAGACGGCATGCGAGATGACTTGAAAGATGATTTGCTTGAGCATGTGATGTCATACGTTGAGGGCTATGAGGATGCTGGACAGGACTACCCTATCTTACAGCTTGTCATTGAATGGTTTGTTCATAAGACAGCAGATAGTATGTCAGGTGCAGACTTAAACAAGATGGCAGACGACTATGAGAAAGAGAAACTGGAGGAGTATCTGAAGATGCCAGCTCACTTTAGGTATTTAGTAGAATGAGAAAAGCTAAACAAATAATTACAATAGACCACGTTAAGAAGGCTACATCGCAGGGCTGTGGAGGTAGAGGTAGACGTATCAAATGTGCAATGGCCACGATGAATAAGCATAAGAAACGTAGCTACAAAAGATATAGAGGACAAGGTAGATGAGTATAGAAAAACAATTATTAATTGATTACAAAACTAAATTAAATAAAGCAGTCAGCTTACTTAGTGAGATGGTTTGTCAAGCAGATGAAGATACTCCAGGCGAGTATAGGACAAGACATTTTAGAGAATGTATGGATGAGTGTATTGATTTTGTAAATGACTGTAGAGCAAATGACGAAGTGAGGGTAAGATGAAATTTGATGAGAAGAACTTTTTATATCCAGGAGATGTAGTAATGTGGGCTGGAGCATGGGGACATGAGCCTTACAAGAAAGCAAAGGTAGAGACCATTACTGTTGTTGAGCCTGGAACAAAATACGGAGACGATGTGGCAAGTCTACATTGGAACTTTATAAAAGACAGAGACTGTATCATTGGCCTGGACAATACCCATTGGTGTTGGGGCTTTCAAATTAAGAAGGTGGAAGATGGAACAGATACTAAATAATTTATTGGGTCTATTATTTTTGATTGGAGCAGGCTGGTTTGCCTGGGAAAGTTCAATGATAGTAGATGAAATGAAACGTAAAAGGAGAAAGAAATGAGAAACTACGTTATGACTACGATAGCTGTATTGCTATTATCAGGATTGTCTTTTGGATTAATCTTATCGTTTAATCTGATAGAACAAGATAGACAATATTTAATCGAAAGGTTAAATGAACTAGATGCAAAGTATAATACGATGCAACAGCAAGTGATGGAGGCCACCAATAAACAAGAAAAAGTTTTAATGTTGATGGCTGTCTATCGTGATGGTATCAATACTTTAAAATTACAAATGGATGAATACAACATTGAGTTAGCAGAAGCTATCAATGAAGTTGTAGGCAATCAAGAATTATTAGCTGAGGAGATAGACAATATATTTGTCCCATCGCCAGCTAACCTTGATGAACCAATAGATGAAGTCTTTACAGAAGAAGATTTTGTTGTGTTTGAAGAGGAACAATTTGATGACGGCACACTTGTAGAGGAAGTAGAGGAAGAAGAAGTAGAGGGGCTGGAAGTCTTAACCCCCTTAGAACCAGCCCCAATCTTCGCATGTCCAGAAAGGGACAGAAGTGTAAACCTGGACAGGTATATACGTAGACTAGAGTTCTCAAAGACAACAAGTGTTGTATTAAATTATGATGTTGTTGAAGGCGAGATAAACAATATGGTCTTTACTGAAGGTAAGGGCAACGTAGGAAGAAGATTGTATGAAGCATTAGAAAAGTATTTACTTGATAGTGCTATGATAATAGAGCCTGAAGGAAGAGATTGTAGACTTCCTTTTAGGATTGTAGTAGAATAAGTTTAAAGGAGAACAGGGATGACAGAAAAGAAACGTGTAAGTCATTTAAATTATACACTAGCAGGTTCATCATCTAATGAACAAGCCCTGAACTCTGGAGGGAAAGCGATACTTCAAGAGGCTGAGGAAAGTACTATTAAAAATAATCCTCGCATAAGTGCAAGCGAAGTTAGCCAGGTAAACCAGTTGCAGGCCTATCCTGGAAAGTCGCACCCTCACTTTATTGAAGACAACGACACATGTCTATGTGGCCGTAAGCTAAGTGAAAATTATTTTAAGAACGTAGAGGATAACTGCTATGTTCACATGACCCAGGGGTACTAATGGTAAAACAATTATATCTATGTCCTAAGTATGAAGAAGGCGAAGAGCCTAACGTAAGAGTAATGTCAGTAGAACTTTTTGTTGCTCTTTACAACAACGGAGAGCTACCAGACCCTGAGTATTTGATAGTTACATGTAGTGCAGAAGATATGTCTAAGGCATTGTATGGAGAAGAAGGAGTGCCATTAGATGCTGAACCAATGAACGGAGAAAGTTTATGAAGTTATACATTACAAGTATCGGAAAGTTTATTGTTTACAAGAGCAAGAATACTTATGACGAGCCTTGCTATTTAGTTGATAGTGATACAGGCACAATGTATTTTGATTGCAGATGGTATACTTTACAAACACTTAGAGAATTATTAGCTAAGTTAGTATGAGTAAAGACAAAGCTACATTCATAACAAGAGAAATGAATTACGAGCAATACAGAAAGTTTTGTAATACGGAACACGGTATCAATAGTTATATGGTGGAGCATCTTCAAGGAGATAAAGCACATCAAAATATTTTTAAAGTTTCTGTCTTCAAAGAAGACGAAAATAAATTTAATGATTTAGTAGTTGCATTGAATTTATAGGTATGTTTAAATCTAACTACATTATTTTTTTAGGAGAATATATATGGCAGTAGTAAGTGGAAAAGCTTATTGGGCTTCAGTAACAAGCCCTAACACAACGTTTGAACCAGTCTATACTGTAGACCTGGTTGTAGATGATAAGACGGCTGATGACTTCCAGGCACGTGGATATAAAGTTAAAGAACTAAGTATCAACGAAGAGCCAGTAGGCAGAGCAATCACTATCAAGAGAAAAGTAAATGGAGCTGACGGTAGAACCAGACAAGCCCCTAAACTTTTTGACAAAGACAAAGTTCCTATGGACGAAGTAGTAGGGAATGGAAGTGAAGTCAAAGTGCAGTATGCAGAATGGGAAACCAGCAACAAGTATGGCGACTTCAAAGGGCTAGACTTCCAGGCTATGCAGGTTCTTGACCTGGTATCTTATAGAAGTGGCGATGGCGATGAGCTGGGTTCAGTTGAAGGTGGCGAGGAGTTCTAATGATTGTGAAGATAGAAACTCAAGACGGAGTAACTGAGCATGATACGAATGCCATCAAGAATAAAGATAGCCGAGTGCAGGCTGAAGTCTTAGTAAGGAAAGTATCTACACTTGAAATACTAAGAGAAGCATTGCAGATAGCTAATGTAGTCCATCGTAAGAATTTGGAAGACATCTGTCAGGCCTCGCCTGAGTCTAAAGTAGAAGCCTCTACTGAGGACGAGTAAGTAATATGGTTGGCTACTCCATCAAAGTAGCACGGTGTTGGGGTAAGTTATATCGTAGTGTATATTTGTTCTCCATCTCTTGTCCCAGCACCTATTTGGAGACACAATGAAAGAACAAAGCAAATTTACGAAGTATCACTTACCATGTCCAGCATGCAACAGTTCAGATGCTTTATCAATTAACGAAGATGGGTCAGCAAAATGTTTTAGTTGCGACAAATTCTTCCCAAAGTTTGAGCAGAATACAGATGAATTTTACACCCCAGAACCAAAGACAGCTCCCTTGTTAAACGTACACGGAGCTTCATTCGCATCCCTCAAAGACAGAAGCATAAGTGCTGAGACGGCCAAGAAGTTTGGAGTCAAAGTTGTTTATGATAGCCAAGGAGAAATAGCACAGCATATATATCCTTACTACATTAAGCATGAGCTAACAGCTAACAAGATAAGATACACCAGGGATAAAAAGTTTTTATGCCAAGGACAGATACAAGGCACAGGATTATTTGGACAACATTTATTTAAAGAAGGTGGAAAGTTTTTAACCATAACTGAAGGGGAGGTAGATGCCATGTCAGCTTATGAACTTATGGGTTCTAAGTGGGCTTGTGTATCTATCAAGAGAGGAGCTTCATCGGCAGTCAAAGATGTTAAAGAAAACTTAGAATATGTAGAAAGTTTTGATAACATCGTTATTTGTTTTGATGGCGATGCTCCAGGCATCAAGGCATCTAAAGAGGTTGCCTCTATTCTTAAGCCAGGTAAGGCCAAGATAATGACTTTACCAAATGGGTTTAAGGATGCTAATGATATGCTCAAGCAGAAAAAGTTTGAGCATTTTGTTAGGGCATGGTGGGATGCACAGGTCTTTACTCCATCAGGTATCATAAGGGTATCTGAAAAGAAAGAACAATTCTTTCAAAGAGAAAAGAAAGAGTGTGTCCCATACCCATGGCAAGGACTTAATAATAAACTATATGGTTTGAGACAAGGCGAGCTACTAACATTGACAGGTGGTACAGGCCTAGGTAAATCAAGTGTAACCAGAGAACTAGAACATTGGCTTATCAATGAGACAGCAGATAATGTAGGCATCATAGCTCTTGAAGAAGACTGGAGACGAACAGTTGACGGAGTGCTATCTATCGAAGCAAATGCCAGGATATACATTGACCAAGAAAGAGATAAGTTTGATAGGAAAACATTGGAGGATATGTATGATAGAACTTTTAACGAAGACAGAGTATTTGTCCATGCTCATTTTGGTACTAATGATATTGAGTCTATTTTTTCAAAACTTCGATACTTAATTATAGGATGTGATTGTAAGTGGGTAGTAGTAGACCACTTGCACATGCTGGTATCAGCCATCGGAGAAGGAGATGAGAGAAGAGCTATTGACGGTATTATGACCAGGCTTAGAAGTATGGTTGAAGAGACAGGAGCAGGTATTATTTTAGTCAGCCACCTACGAAGAGTGGACGGAAACAAAGGCCATGAGAATGGTATAGAAGTTTCTTTATCTCACTTGAGAGGTTCTAATAGTATTGCTCAGTTATCTGATTGTGTTATTGCTTTAGAAAGAAACCAACAAAGTGATGATGAGCTAGTGTCCAGGACAACAAAACTTAGAATACTGAAGTCAAGATATACAGGAGATGTAGGGCTAGCTACAAATTTAATATATGATATTGAGACAGGTAGATTAACTGAACAAGATTTATCAGAACTTGAGCCAGATGAGCAGGAGTTGCTATTGTGAAATTAGTCTTCGACATAGAGACTGATGACCTTAAGGCGACTAAGATATGGTGTATAGTAACAATAGATGAAGAGGGATTTGAAAGAACTTTTGACCCTGACCACATTGAAGACGGCATCAAACATCTCCAAGAAGCAGACACCCTAATAGGACACAACATACTAGGTTTCGATATACCAGTAATAAAAAATTTATACGGTGTTGATTTATTTGATAAGCAAATTATTGATACCCTGGTTGTATCAAGACTCATAAATCCTAATAAAGAGAAAGGCCATAGCTTACAAAATTGGGGCTTTCTTTTAGGACAGAACAAAGGTACACCACCTGAAGACTTTACTATCTACAGTAAAGACATGCTGGACTACTGTGTGCTGGACGTAAAGTTAAACAGAAAACTTTATCATCATTTACAACAACATGTTAAAGGTTTTTCTCAGGAATGTGTAGACCTGGAACATTCTGTTTTTAAAATTATATCTCAGCAACGTAAAGACGGCTTCAAGTTTGACATGGTACAAGCTATGTCTTTACTTAGTAAGTTAGTCGCAAGACGGAAGGAGGTTGAAGACGAAGTACATGAAACGTTTAAGCCTAAGTGGGTTGATGTAAAAGAAGTTGAACCACGTTTAAAAAAAGACGGAACACTATCTAAGCAAGGACTGACTGAGCATGAGTACAATAATCTATTAGAAAAGTTTGCAGATGTACCCATGCCGAAAGATTATAAGTTTGTAAGAAAACAATTAGTAGAATTTAATTTAGGTAGTAGGAAACAAATCGGAGAATACTTAATAGATTTTGGATGGAAGCCTGAAAGGTTTACACCTACTGGACAGCCTATCGTAGATGAAGGCACGTTAAAAAAAATAGAACACATACACGAAGCTAATCTGATAGCTGAGTATTTACTTTTACAGAAACGAATTGCACAGATACAGTCCTGGATAGATGCCGTTGAAGAAGACGGCAGGGTTCATGGTTATGTAATTAGCAACGGTGCGATTACTGGAAGGATGACACATAACAATCCTAACATGGCTCAAGTTCCTAGCATACACAATGTATACGGAACGGAGTGTCGACAATGTTGGACTGTTGATGAAGGCAACAGGCTTGTAGGTATAGATGCAAGTCAGTTAGAGCTTAGACTATTAGCACACTATATGGCAGATAAGGAGTATATAAATGAGATATTACACGGAGATATTCACACAGCTAACCAAAAACTTGCTGGCCTTGAATCAAGAGACCAGGCAAAAACTTTCATCTATGCCCTCATATACGGAGCAGGAGACGAAAAAATTGGAAAAATCATTGGAGGAAGTAGAAAAGAAGGTAAAAGAATGCGAGAGTCTTTTCTCAGTAGTCTCCCATCATTTAACAATCTTAAGAACAGAGTTGAATCAGCAACGAGGAAAGGATTTTTAAAAGGCCTGGACGGTAGGAAGATAAGACTGAGACATAAACATGCTGCTTTAAATACATTATTGCAATGTGGTGGAGCAGTAGTAATGAAAAGAGCTTTGGTAAAATTAGTTGACTTACTAGAGTTAAACACAATCAACTACAAAATTGTAGCCAACGTACACGATGAATGGCAGATAGAAACTACAGAGAAAACAGCAGACTTTGTAGGTGAGATGGGGATAAAAGCAATAAGAGAAACTGCTGATTACTATAATATGAGGTGTCCTTTAGATGCTGAGTATAAGGTAGGAGGGAACTGGAGTGAAACCCACTAAGAAAGACCAAAAGAAATTTGACCTAGACTTGAAGTACGGAGAGATACGAGAGGATAAAATTAGGGACATGTTAGAGAACAAAAAAATAGAAGTAAAATCTGAACGTGGAAGATGGATGGAAACAGGAAACATTTGTATTGAGTATGAGTCCTGGAGTAAACCATCTGGTATACGAGCAACGGAATCAGACTACTGGTTTCATAATCTATGTGTAGGAGACAAAGAATTTTGTACTATTGTTTTTGATACTAACATGTTAAAGTTAATAGTAAATCAATTAGATACATTCAAGACGGTATCAGGGGGCGACCATAATGCTAGCAGGATGTATCTAGTCAACTTACAAAAGCTTTTTTCTAGCGATGTCATCAAAGCATTTAAAGAAGAGCTAGACAAGGAACAAAAAAATGACGACTAAAACTGAAGAGCCTATCGACAAATCGCAAAGTCAGGTGTATAATAATAAGTTCACATCGGAAGCTGGACATTGGTATGACAGAGAGGGGTCGCCAGCTTACACCATCATAGGTGCAAACGGTAAAGAAAGAAACACAACATTAAGAGATGCCAAGAAAGAAGGGCTAGTACCTTCTGTAACTACGGTTCTTAATATTGTAGCTAAACCTTCATTAGAAAACTGGAAAATAAATAAAGCTCTTGAAGCCTCCATTGAATTACAACAAGGCGAGGACGAGTCAAACGAAGACTTTATTTACAGATGCAAAACTGCTCAAAGAGACATAGGTCAAACGGCAGCAGCCCAGGGTACTAAGATACATGCTCTAATTGAAAGAGGATTTGAAGGTAAGTCAAATAACAAATCTTACCGTGCCGTAAAGAAAATTTTAGACAAGCACTTCCCAAAAGAGGAATGGATTGCTGAGGATTCTTTTTGCTCAGATTTAGGGTATGGTGGTAAGATAGACTTATATTCTAAGTCAGGTATCTTTGTGGATTTTAAAACCAAAGACGGCTTGGAAGGTAAAGACCCAGCAAGATTAGTATATGATGAGCATGGTATGCAGTTATCAGCTTATGCACAGGGCTGTGGCTTTGATAGTCCTCAACGTGTGTCTGTATTTGTTGACAGAGAGCAAACAGATTTAGCATTAGTACATATCTGGGACGAAGACTCACATATAAAACATGTAGAAATGTTTAACAGTTTATTAAGTTATTGGAAGTTAGTTAAAAATTACGACTCATCAACTATATGAATGCAAGAAAAGCAAAAGCTATACGAAAGAAAAGTTATCAAGTGTTGTATGATTGGATAAGATTTGAATGCTTATCTGAAGAAGAAAGAAACACTATGAAGCCTGTTGTTGATAGTGAAGTGAAGAAAGATATGATGACAATGATACCATCACAAACTCATTACTTTCATCAAAAGACTTTACACTTATCAGCCTGGACTTTGAAATGGGTACAACAAAAGATAAAGGTTTTAGTTAAGAAAGGACATAAGCTAGAAGATATAGACTATACTTTATTATTAGAAAAGAAAGTAGAAACACCTTCAGGGTTAGGAGTTAATACAGGAATACAGTTCTAATGAAGTATAAGTTTAGTGAAGATAAAATCTTAAATGAAGTAAAAGCTTATATTGGAAATACTTACGACCAGCATTATGGAAAAGGTAAGTACCAAGCAACTGATATGATTATTGATGCTGGACACGGTGAAGGTTTTTGTATTGGCAACATAATGAAATATGCTATGCGATGTGGGAAGAAGGACGAAAAAGAAAAAGAGCTATTTAAAATAATACATTATGCAATAATAGCCATACATACAGAGAGGAACAATGGAAGATAAAGTAGGGACAAAGCCTTATCTAGGTATAACAATAGATTATGATAAAGAAAAAGAGTTTGATAAATTTAGTTTAGATACTTTAAAAGATAGATATTTATGGGATAATGAAACACATGCACAAGAAGCATTCGCAAGAGCCTCCATCTTCGGAGCAACATACAAAGGTGAAGTGGATTTTGAATTGGCTCAAAGACTTTACTCGTACTGTTCCAATCGCTGGTTCATGTTCAGCACTCCTATACTTAGTAACGGAGGCACAACCCGTGGGCTTCCTATCAGTTGTTTTCTTAATTATGTACCTGACAGTAGGGATGGTCTTTCTGCTCATTATGATGAAAATATATGGCTCGCAAGCTCAGGTGGAGGGATTGGTGGATATTGGGGGGATGTTAGGAGTAATGGCATATCTACTACTCATGGCTCTCGTTCTACTGGAAGTATTCCTTTCATCCATGTAGTAGACTCACAAATGCTTGCCTTCAATCAAGGCACTACAAGACGTGGTAGTTATGCAGCATACATGGACATATCACATCCTGAGATAGAAGAGTTTATAAATATCAGGAAAGAGTCTGGTGGAGATATAAATAGAAAATCTCTTAACCTACATAACGGAGTCAACATAACTAATGATTATCTCAAAGCAGTAAAAGAAGATACAGACTGGAGATTGATAGACCCTAAAACAAAAGAAGCAGTAAGAACTGTAAAAGCTAGAGACTTGTGGTGGCAAATATTAAATGCCAGGGCTGAGACTGGAGAACCTTACATGGTCAATATAGATACATGTAATGATAATCTTCCTGAGCCACAAAAAGAATTAGGTCTGAGTATAAAACAAAGTAATTTATGTTCAGAGATTACACTACCTACAGATGAAGAACGTACAGCCGTGTGTTGTTTATCTAGTGTAAACTTAGAACACTTTGATACCTGGTCTAAAGAACCATTGTTTATTCAAGATTTGATAACAATGCTGGATAATATTATTGAACACTACATAGAGAATGCTGTAGATACAAAGCACTTAGGAGGTTACATTGCGAATTTTAAACGTTTTAAAAACTATATCAAACACGGCAAAGAAGGCTTTGTTAAGTCTGCTTACTCTGCTTATAGAGAAAGGTCTCTCGGTCTGGGAGCAATGGGTTTCCATGCTTATCTCCAGTCTAAAAACATTTCGTTTGAAAGCATCTTTGCTACGAGCTTTAACCATAAGGCATTTAGCTTTATTAAAAATTCAGCCACAGAAGCTTCTAAGAGACTTTGTGAGTTACGTGGTGAATGTCCTGACTTACATGGTGGGGAGCTTCGTAATGCTAACCTTCTTGCTGTTGCTCCTAATGCTAGCTCTGGTATTATTTGTAGTGGGACTAGTCCTTCTATTGAGCCTTACCGTGCTAATGCATATACCCACAAAACTTTATCAGGCTCTTACCAGGTCAAAAACAAATACCTCGCAAAGCTCTTCAAACGAAAAAAACTTAGAGGAAAAAAACTAGAAGAAGCCTGGAAAAGTATTACTGCACATGAAGGAAGTGTACAGCAACTAGATATACTAACAAAAGAAGAAAAAGAAATATTCAAAACAGCTAACGAAATAAATCAGATATGGATAGTAGAGCATGCATATCAAAGGCAACAATATATATGCCAGGCACAATCAGTAAATTTATTTTTTACTTTGCCTAAGACAACGGAGGCTCAGGAAATACATGATGACTACATGCAGTATGTCAATGATGTTCATTGGTACGGTATGAATAAATTAAAATCTTTATATTACTTCAGGTCAAATGCTGCAAGAAATGTAGAGAATGTAAATATTAAAGTACCTAGAATAAAATTAGACGAAGTAGAATGTATAGCCTGTGAAGGATGAAAACACAATCAGCTAAAGCAAAAGGTCGTAATCTACAAAAGTGGACTAGAGACCAACTTATAAAAGAATT